AGTATGCGGAACTGGCTGAACCTGAGATTGAAATCAAAAGGTATGCGTAAAATCATCGAACAGGCTCCTGAGTCTTTTCAGGCGGCTAAGTACCTTGTGGATCAATCTTGGCTAGATCGACAGGCTAAATCCAAGATAAGGAGGAGCACCCGACCCGCAGAGGAGAGCAAAGTGGTGGAATTATACGAAGCCGACATCGAGCGGGTTTTCGGAAAATGATTCTGTACCTAATGACACATAGGGGAACCGGGCTGAAGTATTTAGGTTTTACCACAAAAGACCTCGATAAATACGACGGCTCGGGAACCCACTGGAAGTTACACCTCGCCAAGCACGGTAATGACATCGAGAAGAAGGTGTTATTAGAGTCGGACTCTGAGGAGGAGATCAATCATGCAGCTCTGTATCTCTCGGAAGTGTACAACGTAGTAGACAGCGATCTGTTCGCTAACCTATGCGTAGAGAGAGGTGTAGAGCATACCACATTAGGCATAAAGCGTTCAGCAGAGAGCCGGGCGAAGCAAGGTGCTTCACGCAGAGGAGAGAAAGCTTACAATTTCAAAGGCGATCTCGTTGTTATTCACAAGGCGAGCGGTGTAGCTGTCGGTACGTTTAAAGGTGGAGCAGAACTAGAAGCTGCGGGGTTCAGTCCCGCCCATCCGCTCAAAGCGGCGCGAGGGGAAAGACAATCATTTGGGCGAACGCTTCCCGATGGAACTAAAGACAGAGCAGCATACACAGCGATGTACGCTGCATGAAGAAGCCTTCATCAATTGTCGAAGCCCGGAAGATGCTTGAGAAGGATCTGCTTTCGTTTGCAAAGCTGGTTAATCCGAAAGCTGTTTATGGTGAAGTTCACGAGAAGATTTTTAGATGGTTACAAGACTCGTCCCATGATATTCGGACGCACGATGCGGAGTTCGACTCGAATCAGTTAGTTCTGCTCCCACGGGGGCACAGGAAGTCTCATATACTAGCTGTATGGACTTGTTGGTGGATAACGAAACATCCTGACACAACTGTGCTTTACATCTCTGCAACGAGCACCTTAGCAGAGCAACAGTTGTACTCAATAAAGGGCATGATGGACTCAAAGGTGTACAAGAGGTTCTGGCCTGATATGCTAGATCCAGAGGAAGGTAAGAGGGAGAAATGGAGCACAACTGCAATCTCCGTGGATCATCCTTTAAGAAAAGAAGAAGGTATAAGGGATTTCACGATAGCAACCGCAGGTTTGACGACGAACACGACAGGGTGGCACGCAGACGTAATCGTGGCAGATGACGTTGTGGTCCCTGATAACGCTTACACTATAGAAGGCAGAAGGAAAACTGCCGCTGCTATGTCACAGATGTCTAGTATTAAGAACGCTGGTGGAATGATTAAAGCCGCAGGCACGCGGTATCATCCCTCTGACCAGTACGATATATGGAAGAAGCAAAAAGAAAGCTTGTTCAACGAAGAGGACGAGATCGTAGGCGAGCGAAACATTTGGGATATATGGGAAGATGTAGTCGAGGATGCAGGGGTGTTCCTGTGGCCTCGGGAAGCACACCCAGAGAGCGGGAAGAAGTTCGGCTTTAACCGCCAGGTACTGTCTAGGATATATGCTGAGTACGAGGATAAGACGCAGTTCTATGCACAGTACTACAATAACCCGAACGACCCTGAATCACAGCGCCTCAATAGGGACAGGTTCCAGTATTACGATCCGAAGTACCTCAAGAACGTGAACGGGCAGTGGTTCTGGAAAGAAACTAAGATGAACGTAGTGGCGGCGATTGACTTCGCTTTCTCGTTATCCAAGAAGTCCGACTTCACTGCTATTGTAGTCTGCGGTATGAACACTGAAGGTGACATCTTTGTTCTGGACATAGATCGCTTCAAGACGGATAGGATCAAGGACTTCCAAGAAGCTATTGTCCGTATGAACGAGAAGTGGGGCTTCAGAAAGATCAGAGCAGAAGTGAACGCTGCACAGGGTATGATTGTTAAAGATCTGCTGCAACGCTTCAAGGAAGAAGGTATATACATCAAGATAGATCAACATGCACCGAGTAGGCATGAGGGTACGAAGGAAGAACGTATCCAGGCTAACCTTGAAGTGAAGTACGATAATCAAATCATGTGGCACTACAGAGGTGGGTACATACCGATGCTAGAGGAAGAGCTCATAATGGCTAGACCTCCGCATGACGACATCAAGGACGCTCTGTCAGCGGCAGTAGAGATACTCATTAAGCCTAGACGTTCTGCCAGCACAATTGATAAGAATGTAGTCCAGTTCCAGCCGAACAGAAGGTTCGGTGGGCTGGGCGCAGTTAATATAGGAAGGTAACTATGCCAGGCACTGTGGCTCAGATACGAGATCTCTTCTCGCCAAAGACGCACTTAGCAGGAGAGATCACGCGCCTGTACGAAACTTTCAGGAATCAACGTCAGTCTTTCGATGCAGAGCAAACGGAACTCAGGAATTACATCTTTGCTACGAGCACGAAAAGCACAACGAACGCTGACCTCCCTTGGAGGAACAGTACGCATGATCCTAAGTTAACGCAACTCAGGGATAACCTTCACGCGAATTACATGGCGGCACTGATACCGAATGATGATTGGGTGAAGTGGCAAGGGGACTCAGAGGAAGATGACGCTAAAGCAGAAGCGATTGAGTCTTACCTGAAGAACAAAACTCGATCAGGGGACTTCGAGGAGACACTCTCTAGGTTGGTGTACGATTACATTGACACAGGGAATGCGTTCGCTGAAGTAGAATGGGTAGAAGAACTCAAGGAGATAAATGGAGAACTCATACAGGGTTACGTCGGTCCACGATTGTGCAGAATTTCGATGTCAGATATTTATATCAACCCTGTGGCAGAATCATTCAAGAGAACACCTAAGATAACGCGGCAGCTTCTGTTGGTTGGAGAACTAGCCAGCCTTATGGAAGAGCAGCCTGGATTGAAATACATCAAAGAAGCCTTCATGGAAGCCGATAAGCATCGGAATAACCTCAGAGGCTCTTTAACGCAAGATGACTGGAAGAAGGTAGAAGCGTACCAGATGGACGGCTTCGGGAATATATCTGAGTACTACCAGTCTCCTTACGTTGAGCTTTTGCATCTTGAAGGGGATATTTACGACACCGAGAACGGTGTACTCCTGAAAGATCACGTTATTACTGTAATGGATCGACAGTTCGTTATCAGGAAAGAGCCTATGCAGACTTGGTTGCCGAAGGGCACGAAAGAGCACGTAGGCTGGCGTCTCCGTCCTGATAACCTGTACGCCCAAGGTCCATTGCATAATCTGGTGGGGATGCAGTACCGCATTGACCATTTGGAGAACATCAAAGCAGATGTATTCGATTTAATCGCTTTCCCTCCCCTGAAGATCAGGGGCGAGGTAGAGGCGTTCGAGTGGGCACCTTTTGCAGAGATTCACCTCGATGAGGGGGATCAGGATGTAGAGATGTTAACTCCAGATACAGCAGCTCTGAATGCAGACATGCAGATCCGAATCCTAGAAGATAAGATGGAACTGTACGCAGGCGCCCCCAGAGAAGCTATGGGTGTACGTACTCCAGGGGAGAAAACAGCGTTCGAGGTTCAGACGTTGAATCAAGCCTCTGAGCGTATCTTCTTTGAGAAGGTACTGAACTTCGAGAAGAACTTCTTAGAGCCTTTGTTGAATAGTATGCTAGAAGTTGCAAAGCGGAACATGTCAGCGCAAGAGATCATCCGTATCCAAGATGACGACATCGGAGCAGAAATCTTTAATAGCATCACTAAGGATGACATCACAGGGAGGGGCAAGATCCGACCTATGGGGGCAAGGCACTTTGCCACTCAGCGTCAGCTAGTGCAGAACATCACAGGGATCTTTAACACGCCTGCGGGTGAGCTAATCGCGCCTCACGTATCAGGGAAAGCTTTGGCTAAGATGATCGAGGACGCATTCGGGGTAGAACGCTTCGGCCTCATTAGAGATAACATTGCTGTAGTGGAGCAGATGGAAACACAGCGAATGCTACAACAAGCCCAGCAGATGCTCGGAGAAGAACAAATGGTTGACGTAGAAGGCGTAGAGGAGGTGCCGGGTGCCGAAGAAGGGCCAATTTAAAAGTAACGCTAAAGAGCGTACTAAGAAGGAGAGAGCTTACGACGGCTCTCCAGCCAGGAAGAAAGCAAGGGCTGCAAGGAACAAAGCAAGGGCAAAGGCAGAGAGAGAAGGCAAGGTACGAAAGGGCGACGGTAAGCATGTAGATCATGTAACACCTTTGAAACGGAAGCCCAAGAATAACAACAAGACTCGTATACGAAGTGCCAAAGCTAACAGCGCAGAAGGCGCAAGAATACGAGAAGGTAAAAAGAGGAAGAAATAATGCCAAAAGGTGTAGGGTACGGGGCTAAGGCTCAAAGAAAGATTATGGCAGCAGGATCTAAATACGGCGGTAAGGTTCGTAAAGCAGCCAAAGCACTGGCTAAAGGCGAGCCTAAAAAGAAAGCATCCAGTAAGACCAAAGCCCCTAAAGCTTCAAGACGAGATAACAAAGGGAAGTGAAACCTGAACGCTCCAGGTTGAAGATCATCAGTGTCCCGCACACAGGGTCGAACTTCTTAAAGAAGCTCCTTGGTGTAGGATACAAACACGCTAAGGCGTTCTTTGAGCACGGTGATCCAGAAGGGCGAAGAAGGTATCCTGTATTGCCGGATGTAATGGTTGTACCTTTACGGCATCCAGAAGATAACTGGCAGTCTTGGGTTCGCAGGTACGACGGTTCAGATGCTCCTTGGGTGCAGAATCACTACAATCAGTGGAAGTGCCTAGAGCGACTGTATAACGAAGGTGAAGAAATGATCTTCGTGCCGTTAGATGTACCTGACAGAGAGTTGTACCTCGATGCGCTCAGGAAGCATGTTGGCAAGAAGCTTTTAACAGACTGGGAGCCGGTGAATTCAACTGGCAGGAAAAAGAAAGAGTTCAAAAAGGATCTCAGTTATGTCTGGGATATTTCATTCATCAAAGAGATATATGGAGGTGTAACATAAAGGAATGAAAAATACTTTCTATAGAGGTTGCAGGTCTGCTTCGGACAGACAGCAACGCGAAGCGGAAGTCTTAGCGGCAAAGCCTGTCCTTGATATCGTAGCACAATGGATGCACGATAGGGTTCAGGAAGAACAGAAGACACGCGACTCGGAGGAGTTTCACTCAGAGTACCAGTTCTCGCAGTATCAAGCTCGGACTGGAGGAAAACTAGACGCTTACCGTAGATGTTTAGCGTTAATAAAAGGAACAAATATAAATGTCTGACCAAGACCAACCCCAAGAATCTGCTGGCTCAGGTCCAGCTATCCAAGTAGATGGGAATCAGTCAAGCCCTGCACCACAGGCGGTGACTGAGAGTGCCCCGCAGACCAGCGGAAGTGCTCAACCGCAATCAGATCAGTACAGTAACTTACTGAACACGATTGTGAACGACGAAGGGTCTCCTAAGTATCGCACGATAGAGGAAGCACTCGTAGGTTCATCTCACGCACAAGAACACATCCGGAGACTTGAGCAAGAGAATGAACAACTACGACAAGGGCGTCTTCAAGCGGATGCGGTTCAGGAGATCAAAGAAGCCTTATTGCACAATCGCCAAGAGCCGACCAGCTCTGGTGGGCAAGAAGACTTTGCGAGTATTGCGGAACAGGTGTATGAACGCCGTCAACAAGAAGTAGCCCAACAGTCTAATGTTCAGCAAGTGAATTCCGTTATGCATGAGAAGTTCGGCGATAACGCTCGAACCCATGTGGAACAGAAGGCACAAGAGCTAGGCGTTGGAGTTGAGTTCTTGTCTTCATTGGCAGCGACCTCGCCAAAAGCGTTCTTAGCTTATTTCGATACTCAACCAGCTCCAGGTACACCGAGTACTCCTAGCACTTCACAACCACGCCAAGCTCCTGTAGCTGGTCAAGGCTTAGAGGTGCCCTCGAATATTATGGTGGGAGCTTCATCAAGACAAGTCTTGGATCTTTGGCGCTCAGTAGGCGCTCGGGTACAAGAGGAAATAAATCAATAAGGAAGGATAATGGCTCAAAATACTTTGAACACCACTGCCTTTATTGAAGCGCAGCAATACAGTCAGTTCATTCTGTCGGTACTGCCTACCGTCATTCTCCCAGAAGGTTTCTACCGGGATGTGAGTGACTTCGGTGCAGGCACGACTTTGAACATCAAGTCTGTAGGTACGGCTTCAATTCAGGAAGTGGAAGAGGATACTCCTCTAATTTATAACCCAATTGATACAGGCAACGTAACGCTCACGATCACTGATTACATTGGTGATGCATGGCACGTTACGGATGTACTGCGTCAAGACGGTGCTCAGATCGACCAGCTTCTAGCCATGCGTGCTCAAGAAGCTACTCGTGCAATCCAGCAACGATTCGAGTCTCGCTTCTTAGCAGTGTGCAACGCTGCTCAGACCGCTGGTGACCCGAATAACGTTAATGGCTTTGCGCATCGTAAGCTCGGTTCTGGTTCTAACGATACTATGGCTGAAGATGATCTCATTGAGATGTCTCTGGCTTTCGACAAGGCTAACATTCCGTTGCCAGGTCGCGTAGCAATCGTTGATCCAGTTGTAGCTGCTACGTTCGAGAAGTACTTAACTGTGAATACTAATGCGGATATGTCTCCAATGTTCAAGGACGTTCTGATGAACGGCTTTAACAACGAGCACAAGTTCGTTATGAACCTTCATGGTTGGGACATCTGGACCTCTAACCTGTTGCCTGAAATTGCAGCTAGTACTGACGTAGACGGTACGAACTCAACTGCGGCAGCGTCTGTTGCTAACATCTTCATGTCTGTTGTGGACGATAACCACAAGCCGATTATGAATGCTTGGAGGCAGCCGCCCAAGGTTGAAAGTGAGCGTAATAAGGACCGTCAGCGTGACGAGTTCTTGACGACTGCTCGCTGGGGTGTAGGTGCTCAACGTGTAGATACGCTGGGTGTAATTGTAACCGGCGCAACTGCCACTGAATAAGGAGTAACTCATGTCTAAAGAATCAACATCTGGTTTGGGTGTACTCTCTCGTTTCGGACCCGTTGATGTACCTGATGGTGCTGTCGGAACCGTTAAGACTGAAGGTGCTGCGAATCAACTAACGTTTGATATCACGCACGTTGAACTTAGCGCTCCCGGTACTTATCTGGACAGTGTTGCATACATTCCTGCTGGTTCTGTTGTTACTGGCGTTGACGTTATCGTAACGGAAGCATTCTCTGCTTTCCCGAACGTCGACAACGTTGTTAACATCGGTACGGATGGAAGTGCTGTAACCAACGGTGCTCCTGTTGAGGATGCTGACTTGGTGTCTGTTGGACACCAGGATCTCTCGGCTGACCTCGCAGGTACGTGGGCTAATCGACTTGCTGCTGACACGACTGTTTCAGTCGAGTTAAGCGGTACGTCTGCTACAACCTACGCTCCGACTGCTGGAGAGGCAAAAGTAATCATTACGTACTTGAAGTTAAGCTCGTAATGCTCAGGGAAGGGGGGCTTCGGCTCCCCGACCCTCTTAAGGAAACAATATGGCAACACATAGCACATTAACTGGCGCTGACTTGCATGAACCGAAAGGTGTTGCTAGTGCGGGAGCCAATCAGGTCTACGTGGCGAACGGAGCAGGCTCCGGTACGTGGACTTCAGCGAACGACCTCGGAGTCTCAGGGTGGGCGTACTACAAAGATAACGCTGCTGCACAAACATTCACAACGACTGCATCAAAACTCAGTATTGATGGGGCTGGCAGCACAACAGAAACAGGGTATCTCCCTGTGGATGTAACTAACTTCTGGGATACAACCGCAGATGAATTACTGCCTTCAGGTTTAGGCGATAGCTATCTCTTACGCTTGGATCTTCCTATTACGAGTGTAACAGGTTCAGCTAGTATTTTAGAGATGGAATTAGACATCGGTGGAGCTGCTTCGCCGAGTATTGTTATTGTGGAGCGTCAGATCAGTATTGCAGCAGGGACTAATAAGACTGTATCTGTATCATTCGGGTTCTTCTCATTAGCTACCTTTATGGCTAATAACGCACAGATCTTTTTAAAGACTGACGCGAACACAGCGGATGTAACTGCTCCCGCTGTTACTATTCAACGTATAAGTAAAGGAACCTAACGTGCGTAAAACTTTGATCGAAATCGTTCAGGATATAATGAACGACATGGATTCGGATAAAGTGAATAGCATCTCTGATACCGTGGAGTCGCAGCAGATTGCACAGACTGTGCGCACTGTCTTCGAGTCAATGGTTACTAACAGAACTTGGCCGCATCTGAACAGACTCGATACGCTCGTGAGTGTATCTGATACAAGTACTCCGCATTACCTGCGACTGCCAGACGACACAAAAGAGTTATTCTGGATACGGTACGATGTTCAAGATGCCACGGATACAGCCGCTAAGTACGCGAAAATTCTGTACCTAGAGACTGATGCTTTCATGGATGTACTGAACGCTCGTAAAGAAACCGAAAGCAATGTAACCGAGTACGCACACAGCTCTGGCGTACTAATGAAGATACGCACGGATAAAGAGCCAACGTACTGGACGACGTTCAATGACGATTACATCGTTTTTGATTCATACGACTCAGCGGTAGACACTACACTTCAGGGTGCGAAGTCTCAAGCTTTCTTGCAGGCTATGCCGAATTGGACGCACGAGGACTCAGCTACACCGGATTTACCAGAAGAGGCGTTCGCTTCTTTCATGGCAGAAGCTAAAAGCACTTGCTTTGCTTTGTACAAAGAGGTGAACCAGAAGATAGAACAAGAAGCTCAGAGACAGCGCCGTTGGTTAGCGAGGAAGTCTTGGGCAGCGAAAGGCGGTATACGCAGACCCGATTACGGGCGAACAACGTACAGAGGCACTGTGCACCGCAGGAACCCTCTTTTTGAGAAGAACTAAGGATTAAGATGATTAGCATTTACAGGAGTCAGAAGGACACTTTCTTTTATTTCAAGACTGAATCGGGTCGCTTGCCTGGCGCTCTGTCTGGGTCTTGGACTACGAGAGAACTTGCAGAAAAGCAACTAGCGAAGTACAGAGAAAGCGCACAGAACAAAGCAGCAAAGAACTCCGCACAAGTCCGAAAAGCAAAGGCTAGAGAGGTAGAGAATGCAAGGTCAAACACCGCCGCAGCCAACTGAGTTCCGATTCCAGAACGGTATTCTAACAGAAGTAAACCTGTTAGACTTCCCTGAAGGTGCTTCTGTCGATGAGGTGAACTTCAATATGAATACTAAGGGTGAGCGTACTCGCCGCTTCGGTATGGATTTTGAAGATTCAGCTACGTATTTCTCTACAACGCTCACAGAAGCTGAATTCAAGCAGGCGAACATTGCGACGTACACTTGGAAGAATGCGGATAATGATTCTGATGTTTCTTTGATTGTAGTTGCAATACAAGGCACCTTGTGGTTCTTTGACGCGGGTTCTGATAACACATCTGGAAACCAGAAGAACTCCGGGAGCACTGTTCAGCTCACAGGCGGGGACGGAGATCCCTTGCAGTTCGCTGCCGTGGCTGGTGATCTGTACATAGCTAATGGCTCACAGAGTATCAGTATCCTGAGCTATGACTCAGAAACAGATAGCATTACATTGAACACCGCAAGGATTAAGATACGAGATCTTTTCGGTGTAGAGGACGGCCTAGAGGCAGGGGAGCGACCGGGGACTCTGAGCAACACGCATAACTACAATCTCAGGAACCAGGGGTGGCCTCAGTACTGGGACGGTTCTCGGCCAAACAGCTACGACCCTGTTTTGCAGACCTATTCTGATCTGAACGAGTACCCGAGTAACGGGGATATATGGCATTTATCTTTGTTCTTTGACCCCGACGATAACGTTAACAGATTCAGGGCACAGGATCTTATAGAGACGACAGGTGAAGCTGCGAAAGGGCATTACATCTTGGATGCCTTCAATAGAGGAGCTTCAAGAGCAACTGCCGCAACTACGGACTCAAGTGGGTACACTTCTCCTGTGAACCTCCCTGAAGATACCAGCTCTGGTGGTGTGGTCGCC